CTGCGCCTATATAGAATAAGTAATTAGGGGTAGTAGAAGAATGTATATTAACCACTGCAATATTAGGATGGTAGCTATGAGGTCTGAAGTTAGGATAATCTGTTTTATCAGTAGTATAAGTAAGTTTCTCTGAATACCTTATCAGATTACTTAAATCATCAGAACGTTTAGTTACAGCCCCGCCATGAAGGGTATCATAACCCTCTTTACGATAGTTGTTACCAAACATTTTCTGCTTAACTATAATATCCTGAGCTTCATTAAGCCAATAGAGTATCTCATTATTTTCAAATGAAACTGTCTCAAAGGAAGATGTTTTATCTACCCCTAGTCTAACGCCCTCTACCATATTAATACCAGTCATTATTTAGCGCCTATTTCGTTTATAATTGTTAGTTTTAATTCTGAATTTTCTTTATCATCAATGTATCTGATAGCTTCCTCTAAAGTTTTACCTAAAGAACTTGTACCATAAGAATATATGTTTTTGTTCTTACGTATAACATTCTTAGAAACAGCTTCTTTAATAAGAAATTCAGTCATTCTACTTTTATTATTAACCCATTTATCAAAGAATCTTTGAGGGTTACTTTCAAGTAAAGTTGTTAATCGCTCTTCAGCTACAGAATCACTGACATCATCAGCTTTGTAACCATATAAGCGTAATGCTTTTTTAATATCGCCAGGCTGCATTTTATCAAATTCTTTATACGCCTTACGTTTTAATCTACTATATTCATTAATCTTTTCAGCTTCTGATTGTTCATTACTGATATAATAGTGAGCTGTAGGTTTCCTATCATCTATAGAACCTGCTACTCTTTTATGACTTTTTAAGAATAAGTATTTCAACTCATCCATAGGATCTGAAGTATCAAGGAACATATCCCCATCACCCATTCTAACCCTAAAAGTGTCCCAAAAAACAGAACTTGCTTTTAAATCTAGGTCTAATATCTCACCTAAACGTTCTGTATTTTCTTTATCTAAACCTGTATAAATTCTACCAGATCTAGTATAATAAGGTCCGAGAGCATCATAACAATTTGGATATCTTGCAATGCCCGACCAATCTTGCCCGTGTATTTTTTTTATCTTTACTTCCATAACTATTAGTTAGAAGATTTTAGTTTAATTATTAAAAATAGGCCTATGCCAATTTTCTTTTAAGTTTAATTCAAAAGGACTTGCATTTGTACCTGGAAAATTATTCTCTTTAGGTACTGTAAAAGTAGGATTTTCTCTCATTTCCTTATTTAAAAACCCGTCCAATTCTTTTATTAAAGTATCTTTATACTCCCATTTGTAACCATAAGCCGAAGGAATTTTTCTTCTAGCACACGCCCCTATATTTTTTCCGTATCTTTCATCACCACAAAGTTGTCTAGAAGCCTCTGAAACGCTGTAGTATTCTTTTAAAAACTTGCCTTTTTTATCATATTGAAAAATAATTTTATTTGCGGCATTTTCCTCTTTTACCTTTCTATGTTGTTCTGGGTCTTCCCACCTTGCTTTATTAGCTTTAATAGAAATTTCCCTTTGTAGTTCACTGTCTCTTTTTCTATTTTTTTGAGATTCTGACATTTTATTTCTAGTTTCTACAGAAGCTTTTTTACCTAAACGTGACTTTCTTATTTTATCTTTAGTACTTTCTGTCAACCATCTGCCAAATGTACCATCACCGCCTAAAGTTAAATTATACCCAATATTTCTATCATAAGAATTGAAATATTTTATCCAGTATTTTTCTCTTTCTTTTAGAAAATCAAAATCAGTCTCTTCCCCAGTTTCTGTAATAGGGATTTCTTCCACTACTTCTAGTAAAAAATTCTCTTTACCATATTTCCTAATAGCATTATGAAAATGAGTATTGGAACCACTTGCGGATTCACTACAGTGTTTATACCATCGTGTTTTATATCCCTGATTAGTGATCCCAATATAAATTTTCTCATTTGTTTTATTAGTTATCTTATATACTTCTAACATAATTACGTTTTATATAGTATACGTTAGAAATATAAAAAGGTTACGGTATATACATAATTAGTTTACTAATCATTCAACATCCATAATCAATTCTCCCGAGGTAGTCGGATCCTTCATCATAATTCCTTGCTCAGTTAAGAAGTTAACAGTGTAACCATCTTTAGCATTAGCACGAAGTGTAGATTTAGATTTAGCATGTCCTGAACCAGGAGCTACTTGTAGATTTAGATTTAGCATGTCCTGAACCAGGAGCTACTGAACCAGCGATATGCCACATAGACATTTCACGGTCTTTACGAACAACCTTCTGTACATTAGATTCGCCATCGCGCATTCCAAAGTCAACAAAAGTAAGTCTGTAAGACTCTAAAGGTTTACCACTAACTGGATGTAAACTACGGTTATATACGATATCATCATATAGTGGGAAATGTTTAAGGGTAAGTTCAATACCATTAAGCATTTTGTATGTAGTAAACTGTCCACCTAAAGTAAGTTCTTGTCCAGATCCTGATACAAATTTAGTATCAATCAATTGGTAACCAGAAGCTTTCTCTTTAAGTACGCGGTCAAACTCCTTCATTCCCATCTCACCTGTAAGAGCTACGAATTTACGTTCTCCTTTAGATAAAATATTATAAGAAAGATTAAATAAATAATCCTCCAATAGGTCTGCAGTAAGTTTAGTATAAGTCTGTCTGTTAGAGGCAGCTATTTGTTGTAATAGACCGGCTCCAATATAAACTGGGCGGCCATTAGTACCTTTAAGTTCAGTAGTACCATCAGCATTAGCGTTGTACTTAGAATAAACTAAGAAACGATCTATTGTCTGATACCATTGACGTAAAGCTACCCATTCCTGATAATCTGACCATAAGTATGAAGATTTTCCTGATTTAGGGTCCTTCATCTCAATAACCATTTTACTAGAATAAGCTGAACCTGTAATATCATAAGCCAAACGCATAGTAGTCAAGTGATTTCTCAACTTCAATGGGGTGTTATAGTTCACGATATCAGCTTCTTCACTGTATTCTTCGTAAGCAGAACCTTCTCTACTTACTCTTTTGTTAGCTTCTAATAGTGAAGGTGGAATAAAAGATTCCGCTTTACCATCAGCTACGAAAACAGTGTATACAAAATAATCGCCGTCTTGATAAGGAGTACCAGACACACGTGCTTGGAATTCCCTTTCATCAAAAGCAATTATAGAACCAGGACCAAACCATTTTTCTTTCAAATACAAAAGAATAGGGGTTTGATTAATACCAGGAGTAGAGGTAGCTGTAATAGCTGCTCCTTGCCACTTGGCATCATATATTTCGATGGCTTTGTCATGAGATATCATAACAGGCCATTCATACTGTCTATTTTCAACAGTAACAGTTTTTCCTAAACCTGAAGTTAGGAAGTCAATTACACTATTCTCGTATGTTCCAAATATGTAAGACAGAACAGTAGAAACCTCGTGAGGCTTAGTCATCAATGCATTTGATAACATATTTTCATCTACTAAATCTGAAAACCACTTAGTACGATATAGTTGTAATCCATTAAGAACCGTATTAGTCATTTAGTGTGATTTAAATTATTAGTTTAGAAAGGACTTCTCAATTCTTTGCTAGCTATATCCCATATATTAGAAACTGTATTACCTCCTTGGGCGGATTGATTTCTTCCCCTTGTCCCTTTATTTGCGAGTTTCTTTCTAAGTCTACTAGCTGCCTCAGAAGTTGCTTTCTTCTGAACTTTTTTTACTAGAGCGTCCCCCTTCATAGTAAAGAAGGCAGATTCTATCATATTACGTTGAGACTTAACATACTCTTCTTGGTACTTAGTCTTGCCTGTTCTAGTAGGTTTAAATATATACTCTGCGAGTTCTTTTTTCTCTTTCTTTGTAAGGGGTATCCCACGTACGTCTGATAGGTCTTCTATTTCTTGTTTTACGCTATCGACATATTTTTGTTGCTGTTCTATCATGCTCTCATGGTATTCCTTCTGGTCCTCTAATAGCTTTTTAGCTTTTTCTTCTTTATATTCCTCAAGGATTTCTAAGGCATCTTCAGCCTCTTCTTGTAAAACACCGGCATCTTCATATCTTTCTAAAGCCCTCTCTATTTTAGTAGGAGAGTATCCTTTTAACTTTAAAGTTTCAGACAATACCCTTTTCTGACTAGAAGGAGATTCGATATCAACATTACTAGTATCTAAACCTGAATGAGCAGTTTCTAAATAAGTATTTATATCACCGCCTTTTAAAACAAATTCATTTAAGTCAGCAAGTTCAGCATTAGCAAAAGTAGGTTTAGAATTCTCATCTACTACCTCTTTTACAAAATTAACTACTTCTTCTATAGACCCAAACTCCTTATCAGAATCTTCAAACCCAAATTCTTTGAACAATTGTTCTTGTAAATAAGCCGCAAGCTCAGGTTCAGCTTCTCCAAAGTCACTGCCTAAATCAGGGTCTTCTTTATCACCATCTTCATCATTAGAGGCCTCTTCATCTACTTTATCATCGTTCTCTTCATCCTCTTCATCTAAATCTTTGAGTTCAATGTGATCACCGCCTTCTTCAGAAGCTAAATCCTCGATACCACTGTGCTCATTAATCCCTGTTTTTAAATCATCTGGTCCTGGTAAACCGTTTTCCTCTTCTCCTCCAGTATCAATCAAATAAGGTGTGAGATATGAGATACTTTGGGCAAATGCTGTAAACCCACCAAATATATCATTTTCCATAGTCTATTATTTACTAGTTGTTTGACGGGCTTTATTCCTAGCCTCCATCTTTTTAATTTGTTCTTGAGATTGATTAGCCCTGCGCTGTTCGTCTAACTGTTTAGTTTTCACTTCAGTATCTTTATTAGACTTTTCAATCTCTACTTGTCTTTTAGAAGACTCTATAACTTCTTTATTATCAGCTCCTATAAGAGCTACTTTAATAGCCGTCTCAGAATCTCTGATAGAATCTCTTTCTGAAGCATCCATCTTCTCAGTTTCTAACTTAATCTTAGCATCCTCAGATTCTTTACGTAACTGTTCTACTTTCATTAAAGCTTCTTGCTGTTGTTGTTGAACAGCTTGTTCTTGTTTAGCCCTATCCTCTTCAAGTTTTTTAAGTTTATTTTTAATATCTGTAATATTGCTAGAAGTCATAATCTCAGCGATATCCGATAAACCAGCTCCATTCTGCATAGCAGGTTGATACAAACTTCTCAAAGCTTCAATATTTCTATTCTCTTCAGTACTATCTGTAACGAAAATATCAAAATCTGAATAAAGGAAATCATCTGTAATATCCATAAATATTCTAGACGTATCCTCCATTATATAATTAATTTTTTTCTTACCAGAATTAGCCCAAGTATTCTTAGAAATGTTTAAAATCTTATTTAAAACCCTACGTTTTACTTGAGAATGTGAAAAGAATAAAGACTCTGTAACATGAGAAGATTGTACAATAGTTTGTTGTACATTACCTACAAGTTCATTAGACTGTACTTGTCCTTGACGTTGTCTAGATACCCCAGATATTTCACCTATCATATCTTCAATCTTATCCATAAGACCTATATACTCAGAAATAACAGAGGACATAGTTAAGTCTACCTGACTAAATTGATTAAACTGAGAAGCTTTGCCACCTTCTCTACCAGGTATATCCCACCCTTCTTCATAAGGATTAATAAGATTAACACCTGCAGAAGATAAGTAATGCAACCATTTATTAACATCTACCCCCATAGATTTAGGTATCTGCGTCACATCCATATTAATTACTTTACCTTTATCTCTAGCAATAGCCAGTTCTAAACGATACCATATTACAATATACATATACTGTAAAGGTTTCATAATCTCTATCAAAGACCTAGGAGCCGTATTATTATTATTGTGTACTATACCTACATAAGGCAGAGAATTACTATTAGGATTATCAATAGATACAGACTGTTCTGGAACAGGTTGAATACCTACATAAATACCATCCCCTATTCTATAACCTTCCCATACTTCTAAAACCCAATCCCATTTGATCTCTTCACCTTCTTGTACTTTATATGTTTCATCTACTACTTCTTCTTGAGCTTCTCCTTGCTCATCTAAATAAGTTAAGAATCCTATCTTTTTATAAGATTTCCAAGTTACATGCCATACATCCACAGTATTACCTGTAAATACATCATAATCATCATAACCTTTAATAGGTATATTTCTCCATCTAATATGATTAAAAGCAGTACTATCTCGTTTACTTTGATAGCCTGATTGCTTATAAGACTCTATTAAATCTTTTAAATCCTTCTCATCCATTAGGTCATAGAACCTGTCGTAGATAGCTGTAGGAGTCATTCTCATACGCCTCACAGCCCATTCACCATCCTCTATAAACTTTACCTCAGGACTATAATCAAAAGAAAAATACAAAGGGTTAACACGCTCTACAATAGGCTCTCCATTAATTTGACCAGTATAGAACACTTCCATACTAGCGCACATTAAATCATGAAAACCTTCCATAAACTTAAACTTCATATTCTCTTTTTCGAATAAGTAATTAAGAGTATGGTATGCTAAAGTCTCACCGACATCAGAATAATCCTTAGTCATAAAGTTACCTACTTCCATAAGCTTATCAACCTCTTCCGGAGAAGGTGGTTGTGTAGGATCTCCTTCAATAACAATTTCTTGTAATTTCTGAGCTAATAGTTTTTTATACTTTTCTTGAAATTTAGTAGTAGCCTCATCATTAGTTTGAGACACCCTAAAATTAAAAGGTCGTTTAGTTTCTTCGCCTAGTAGTAGGTCTATTTTAGGTTTTATAATGTTAAAGTTCTGCAGTGAAGCTGGAAAACTATCATTAACCTTATAAGGGTCTGTAACGTATTTCAAATCTTTCTCATCAAATATACTATTGTATAAATCATAAGCAATTTTCATTTGTTGGCGACGTTTAATGTTATTATTATTCCCATAATAAAACTTAGAGACAAAAGCATCTATATTGCTTTTTCGCCACTCTTCTGTT